CCGTATTGTGGTGCGGATTTTGGGCGCGTATCTCGATTTTTGATTTTCACCATCAGGGGTCATTTTCTTGAGCGGCGAGACATTCCGAGGAAAAACCTGGGAGCAGCTGAAAACGCAGCGAATTGAGCTGCTTTCGCGAGTCCTTGATCGACTGGAGCACGACGTTGCGGTAGTCGAGAAGAGCAAAAAGCCAGTGCCGCGGGACCTGTGTGAGAAGCTGCGGCTCGTCGGCAACGAGCTGCGGGTCGAACAGGGAAAAAAACGTGGTCCGGACGTTGCGGAGAAGGATCGCGACACAGAAGTGGCCAAGATTCGCCGCCGGATTCGTGTGCTGAAAACCGGATGACACAGGATGAATGACCGCAGAACGCGAGCCAATGACGAGCGACGACCTGGTCGAACGACTGGGAGTGGACAAGCGGCAGCTTGCGAAGTGGGTGAAGGCCGGCATGCCGCACTCTGGCCGTACGAGAGACAGGACTTTCGATCTCGACGCCGTCGAAACTTGGTTGATCGCCAACGGGCACGCCGTTCTCGACGACGCAGCTACGTCCGATCATCCGGTGGTGTCGGATCAGCCGCAGAAGATCGCACGGACGCGTGCGGAGTTGGCTCGGGAGCTTGGACTCGGCATCGATGGCGAACGGACCGTGTCGAAGTGGCTGAAGCTCCCGGGGTTCCCTGGAAAGTCCGGTACGCCAGGCAAGGAGGATGGCTACTTCCCCGTAGAGGAGATCCGCGAGTTTCTGGCTGTATATGGTGGTCGCCGCGGTGCTTCGTTCGACGACGAGATTTCACGCGACAAGCGAATTCTACTCGGACTCGAGATTCGCAAGGCCCAGCTCGACGCGCGAAAGGAACTGGGCGAGATCCTCGAGTTCGCGGAGGTGGCTCGGTTCTACGAGCAGTGTGTGACGAACTGCAAGGCGGTTCTCGGACAGATTCCCGACGAGCTGCTGGCTGTAATGCCGGCGGAACTTCCTGAGCTCGTGCGGTCGCAGGTGCACCGCCAGGTGCAGCGACGAATTGACGAGGCCTTGATCGAGATTGCCCAACTGCTGGAAGGGGACACCGACCCGATGGCGGACGAGGACGAGGCGGAGCGAGAGGAAACGGAGTGATCGCGATCAAGGAGAACGTGCAGATCAGACCTATGGCCCGCTTTCGGCGGTTCGCGGGAAGTTGCTGGCGACCAGCGGAAGCGATCCCGCCCGCAGAATGGGCCGAGCAGAATGTCTGGCTGACTGAGGAGTTTGAGGCCAGTCGCGGCAGATTCGACCTGGTGGATCGCCCGTGGTGGCGTGAGGCACTCGACGCGCTCGCCAGTATTACCACGGTCGGGATCACCATCAGGGCCTCAACGCAGGTGGGCAAGACATTGGCCGTGATTGTGATGCTGCTCTACTTGGCCTGTAATCGGCCGGCCCGCGCCATGGTGGTGCTCCCCGATCAGTCCTCCGCGATCGAGTTCCGTGATCGGGTGTATGCCCTAGCACGCAAGATCGCCAAACTCCGCAATCGTCTGCCGCCCCCGTACAAGTGGAACACGAGGCATATCGACTTGGGTGGCATGCGGATCTACTTGGCGTGGTCCGGAGCGATCCAGCGACTGCGCGGACGGGCTTGTATGTACGTCTTCCTGTCCGAGATCGATGTTTACAAGGGTCGCGGCGGGATCGGGGATCCGGTTGAGCAGGCGAACCAGCGAGTGAAATCGTTCGCACGGTACCTGATCGTCCGCGAAAGCTCGCCGGTTCCGGACGACAGCCGAGTCGAGAAGCTCGAACATGCCAGCGACCGACGACGATGGTGGTGCAAGTGTCCGCACTGCGGCACTTGGCAGGAGCCGCGATTCTTCCCCGACGACAAGGGGCGTAACGGTGTGGCCGGCTATCGCGACGAGCATGGCAACCTGATCGAGTCCGAGGCTGCGAGGCAGGCGGCCTTCTACATCTGCCACCGCGGATGCTGCATCTCGAATATCGAAAAGACAGCGTTTGTCGGCTCCGGCCGGTGGCTGCCGGCGGGACAACGGATCAACGACCGCGGAGAAGTCGTCGGCACTCCGGATCGCACCACTCGTGAGGTCGGCATGCACCTGTGGGCCGTCCATTCTCGGTACAGCTGGGGTGACCTGGCCGCCCAGTATCTGGCTGCTCGCCGCAACGGCACGTTGCCCGACTTTTTCCAGAACTGGCTGGGGCGGAGTTACAAGCAGCGAGGCAAAATGCCGACGTGGCAGGAGCTGGGGCAGCGACTGGCTGGCTGGCACTCTCGGGGGACGGTCCCTCGTGATGCCTGGTTCCTGACTGCCGGCGGCGACGTACAGGATCGGGAGGTATACGTCACGGTACGGGCCTGGGGCGACCAGCGTACGTCCTGGCTCGTCGACTGGTTCGTTTTCGAGCGGTCGTCCGACGACGATGGGCTACTCGTGAAAAGCGACCTGGCACAAATCACAGCTGCCGTGCTGCAGAGATCTTTCCCGGTCGTCGGGCCCGATGGTCGTCCCGCCTGGAATCCGCGCGGGCGGGAACTGCTGCGTGTGCTGAGGTTGGGGATCGATGCGAACCACCGCACGCTCGACGTTCACAACTGGATCAAGTCACTTGGCGAGCTCCCGCGGGTAATTGCTGTCCGCGGCGAAATGGGGATCAAGCCAACAGAGAAATACAAAGACACGCTGGTGCATGAAAGCAAGCGCGCCGCGAAAGACGGTCAGCACGTCCAATACGAGGGCGGGCTGCAGCTGATGCACATTAACCCTGACGTGTTTCGCTCCGACCTGGCCGACCGCTTCACGTCGTCGCCCGATAAGCCGGGGGCCTGGTTTGTCACGAGCGATTGCCTGCAGGCGGGTGAGTTCTACCTGAAGCAGGTGGTGAACGAGCCGAAGATCGTCACTCGCGGCAAGGACGGTCGACCCAAAGTCGAATGGAAGGAACGGGACCAGACGATCGGTCACGATTTCTGGGATTGTGAGGTCTACTCGTCGGCGATCGCGCAACGGATTGTCGACGAGATGGACGGACAGCCAGGTTGGGACGCGGCACGATGGCCACGGCCTACCCTATCAAAACAGTCGCAGGCCACGGGGGCGGAGTTGTCGCCGATTGCCCGCGATTTTTCGTAACGAGCGAGGAGATGAGCGAATGGCGAAAAAGACCAAGGATGACTCCGTATTCGGCGACGATCTCGAGGACGCGGTTGCCCCGGTGGCAGGAGAGCAGACGGAAAACGTTCCGACCCTCGAGGAACTGCGAGCGGCGCCGAAAACAATGCCAGTGGAGGGAAAAGGGCCCGGCGGTCGAACGTGGGTGCTTGTGTCGGGGAAGGACGGTCCGTGCCTTCGTCGGCCACGGCAGGGAGACGAGTCGCGGCCGATCTGCCCGATGTGCTCGAACGATGAGCTCGCAGTGTTGACCGGCGCGTACTCGAGCCCCACCGCCGGGCAAATCGCCACGACACGGTACAGGTGCCCAGTCTGTACGTTCTCCACGCAGATTCTGCGTCCCGGCGTTGCTGATTCCCTGCGAAAGCGATCGGGAGCATCAGTTCCATTCGTTGAGCGGCCAAGTTGATCGCAACAAAGTTTGTTGCGTGCTCCTTCGTTGGCTTACTCTTCGCCGCGTAACCTTGCGGCATGGATCCGGACAATCGAGCGAGCGATCAGGCGACAGCGGACATTCCCCCGAAGGCGAAGAGTCGCTTCGGCGCGTGCGTTGAGCAATTTGTCTCTCAGGCTGTCGCGATCGCCGCCGACGGCCTGTCGATCGCCGACGCCTCTCGGCTCTTCGTGGCGCTCATTCAGACCTGCGTGAAGGCCGCGATGGGCTTCTCTGCTCCGGGTGTCGCAAAGAAGCGGCTTGTCCTGGACGCCGTCGGTGAGCTGTACGACGCGATCGGCCCGGCAATTCCTTTGCCCTCGGTGCTCTCCCCGGTTCGCAAGTTTCTCCGTCCCTACCTGCGGCGATTTGTCGTTGCCGCGGCCGACGGCGCGATTGAAGCCGTGTACTCCAGTGTGAAGTGAGAAGTGAAGCGAGGTGGCAGATGGAGCTGATTCTTTTGGCGGCAGTGGCCTTCGGGGTCTGGTATTTCCTGTGGCCACGGTCCCAGCAGGGTCAGTCTGGCGCGGGGGCCACTCCGGCGGCAGCCGCTCCCGTCGTGACGCGTCATTCCACCGCATCGCCGACAGCTGACGAGGCCATCGCGGCCCTGACAGTCATTCGCGATCGCCTGGAACTGGTTGGCGCTCCGCCGGAGAAGATTCAGGCCGTGCTGGCCCTCGCGCCGGACCTGCTCGCGAAGGGGAAGTGATCTGATGACCGACACACAGCGCAAAGGCGTGGCGATCGCCGCAGTGCTCGCGCTGCTGTGGTTCGCGTACGCGCAGCGGCCGTTGCCCAGCCCAGCCCCAGACGTGATCCCCAGCGGCCCGGACTTCCTCGGCGCTTTCTCCCGATCCGACGACCTGCGGCAGGCAGGGTGTGATGCCGAGGCCTTCGCGGGGATCTGTGAATCCGTGGCTTCGGTCCTCGAGTACGACGGCAAACAGACGAGCCCGCGGATCGATTCGGGCGTCAAGGTCGACGACCTTCGGCGATGGGTCCGGGAGTACGCCCTCGGCGGCGGCAGTCTTAAGGGGAAGTACCCGACGGTCGCCGACGCGGCGAAGGAGTACCTGGACAAGCACGCGGGCAGCTCCGGGGGACCGATGGACCCGGCATCCCGGGACCGGTGGGTGCGAGCCTTGCGCGAGATGGGTGCTGCGAGCCGGTACGCAGCCGGGAGACTCAAGTGATCGCGATTGCTGTCGCGGCCGTCGTGGGCCTGGTGGTCGGAGTGCTACTGGGGGCTGCGGCGGTCCTTGTGTGGACGGTAGTGAACTTTTGGCCGTGAGGAACGGATGACACGGAAGGAAGCCGAAATCGTCTGTGCGATCCTGCTCTGCGTGGCTGCAGTCGGAGCCGTTATCACGTGGACTGGCGATCGCACGGTACGACAGCCACAGCCGGCGCCGCAGATCCCAGGCACTCCCGACGCTATTCAGCCGGCCGAGCAACCTCCAGCTGGCCAATTGCCGGCCGTCGACAATCCAGAGGTCCCGCCTGACGCAATCCTGGCGAACCCCGGGTACCGGCCGCAGCCTGAGAAGACGGAGGGGTTCCTCCGCACGCTCCGCAGGCCGACGCTGCGAGAGGCAAACCCGGATCTGTACCGGGGTCCCCGCGGGCCGCCGGCGCGCGACCGTGAGCCGATCTTGCTCTATCGGGCCTTGTACGAGGCCCACCGGTCGCGATTCGGCACGGACTGGAAAGTTGGGGCTCAGGGGATTGGCGATTGCGTTTCCTGGGGCTGGGCCCACGGGGCGGATATCCACCTGGCCGTGCTATGGAAGCTCGGTGTCTCCAGCGAGTGGAAGCCGGCAGCCACCGAGGCGATTTACGGCGGATCACGCGTCGAGGCCGAAGGCGTATCGTTCGGCGGCTGGAGTGACGGTTCGTACGGTGGATCCGCTGCGAAGTGGGTCCGAGACTGGGGAATCCTTTTTCGCCAGCCGTACGAAGGCGTCGATCTGACGACCTATTCCAGCAAGCGGGCGAAGGACTGGGGAGCCTATGGATGCGGCGGCCGGGGAGACAGCGGAAAGCTCGACGAGGTGGCCAAGAAGCACCCGGTGCGGCATGTCGCCCTGGTGACAGGATTCGAGGACGCGGCCGTTGCGATTGCGAGCGGGTACCCGGTGCCCGTTTGCAGCGGCCAGGGGTTTTCTAAGGTTCGTGATCGCGATGGTTTCGCGCGGCCTTCCGGATCCTGGGCGCATTGCATGTGCTTTGTGGGAGTTCGCTACGAACCCCGGCCAGGGCTCCTGTGCTTGAACAGCTGGGGCACATCCTGGATCTCGGGGCCGAAATTTCCCGCGGACCAGCCTGACGGGTCGTTCTGGGTGGACGCCGAGGTCGCGACCAGGATGCTCCGCGGACGCGATTCGTTCGCGGTCTCGGGAATCGAGGGATTCCCGTACCGGAATCTCGATAACGCCGATTGGGTGCGGGCGGTACCGCGCCGAACCGATCGGCCGACCGAATACGCATTGGCGCTTGCGCCATAGGGGGCAGGATGCTGTGCACGTTGTTCACCGTTGTGGTGATTGTGATCGCGGTCGTCGCGGTCCTGAAGTTGTTCGGAGCCATCGATTAAGGAGCGACGCATGAACGAGCAAACGAAGAAGATCGTGGCGGCCATCGTGCTGACCGCCATCATCACGTGGGCCATCAAACCGACTGTCGTCGCACCGCAGCCGCGCCGGCCGATCCTGGCATGGATTGCGAACACGGCCCGAGCTGTCGGGATGGCGTTCCTGTTCACGCGGGTCTTCGACGACGAGCCGGAGTTGTCGCAGGGTCCGGAGGGGCACCACTTGGCCATGGTTGACCATGCACCCGAGGTTCCGCTAGTGCGGGCGATGGGTGTCGATGGCGTTCCATTGATCGACAACGGCGAGGGCTGGTAATGGTCGACCTGCGGCAATCGGCGATGCTCGCCGTCAGCTCGCTGCTCGTGCAACTTGGGCTCAGCTCGGCCTGTCTCGATTGCCCGAGCGAGGTCCAGTTGCGGAGCCAGGCTGCAGCCGCGGTCGCGTATGCCGCCATGGCGAGCTATCCGCCGCCCGCTCCATCGCCGCCGGCTCCTCCGGCTCCCCAGCAGCGGGAAAAGCCTTCGCCGCCGTCAGCGGAGCTGCCCCGATCGCAGCCGTCAGTTCCTCCGATGTCTCCTCCAGCACCAAAGGAACCACCGAGAAGCGTACCGGCCCCGCCGCCGCTGCCGCGCAGGGAATCACCTCCTCCAGACGATCGCCCCGACTTCCCTCCGGCAGCGGCGGCCCCCTTACCACCTGTTGACCGATCGCCGCCTGGTCCGCCGATGCCCAGGGTCCGACGGCCAGCGGTATCGCCGGTGCAGATCCCCGAGCCGCTATCCGCGTCGGCGCCGTCCGTACCACCGGTGCCTGCGACGGCTGCAGTTCCGGCTCCGGCGCCTTCCCCAGCCAAACCGTCGTTTGGGCCGATCGGGCCGATTACCCGGTGGCCCACGCTTGCGGATGGCCCGTTGATTTCGGGTCAGTCAGTTTCCCCCACTCCGAGCAATCAAACCAAGAAAGGAAGGTGATCCAGTGATCTATCGACTTTTGGCGGCTGTCGCCATCGTGGTCGTTGTGCTGGTGGCGACGCCGCCGGAAGCCGCGGCCCAGTGCGAGGGAGGCGTGTGTCGACTCCCCACCCGCTCTGTACGTTCCGCGCCATCCAGACCTGCGGTGCGGCCGATGGCCAGACCGTATCGGCCGCTGTTCGGCTGGCGAAGGCGATAGGCTGTGTCAGTCCCTGGGAACGCCGGGCGCCGACCACGCGGCGCCCGGCACTTTTTGCGTGGCCGGAAACGACGGGAGGTACGTATGGTGAGCGAGGAGCGGCGACAACTGATCATCGGGTGCGTGATCGCGTGTGTTGTGCTCGCGACTGCGGGATTCCTGCTGGGCGTGATGTCCGGTGCCGGCGAACGTCTGATCGACGGGAAGCCGCCGCTGCCGCAGCCAGCAGTACCGGAACCGGCGGAACGCCGCGACCCGGACCGGGAATTTCGGCTCATGACCGAGATCCACAACGATCTGCACGTAATGCGCGACGACCTGCGGGCGATCCGATCGGCGATGCCGCGGCGTGGTGAGCGGTGGGGAGGCGATGAACAAGGAAAATGAAGCGATACATGATCTGCCCCGTCATCGGGGCCGGCACGCACGAGAACCCCTACCGGGCTGCGGTGGCCGACATCGCAACGGCTCGCTCACGTGCAGTGATTCGATCGAATCCGCAAGGCGGCCCGCCGCTGTACGCGTTTGCGTTCTGCCGCGTGGCGGCGCACGACTTTGCCGCCGTGTTTCAGGTCACGAATTCGTACGTGTTCCCCGACTTCCCGCTTGATTCCCAGATGTCCTCGATGGAGTCGGGTGTGCGGACCGGGCTCGTACAGAGCGTTCAGGCATTCGACCTCGATGGCATCGGGGCTCACTTCGACGCCTCGCACGCGGACGCAGACTCATTCCGCCAGCTGATCCAGCAGATCGCCACGCTGATGGAGCCGGCATTCAACGCCAACTTCTTCGACGTTGAGGAGCCGGACGAGTGATTCACATCTATCGCGGCCCGTGGCAGTGGATCACCGAGGGGCCCCAATCGTATTGGTCGGTTCCGTGGGCCAGTGGCTGCCTGGATTGCCGCTCGGTAGTGGAGCAGTCGCAGGCGGGGGGATCTCCCGGAGTGGGAATCTTCTCGTCGCGAGTCCCGATCTCAGACAGCAATTACGACCTGCTGGGAACTGGCAATTGGCACGACATCAAGCCGGATCAGCGGGTCAAAGATGCGATCCCGGCGCCGCGTGGCTACCGGGTTAAAGGCGACGACCTGGTTGGCATGCTGCTGGACTTGTTCACGGCCGGTGCCGATCCGGAAGGCTCGGAGTTTGCCAAGCCCTTGATGCCCACTGTGCGAGGCCGCCTGGAACTGCACCTGGGAGGCCGGAAGCACTCCGAACGATTCCGGTGGGGTAGTCCAGCGACCGCCAAGATCCAGCACGTGATCCGCGGGGACTTCCGGCGCATTGTCGCCGCGGTGGACGGCGGGCAGCTTCCGCCCGAACATCACCGGCGAGTGCTCGACTACTGGTGCGATAAGTATCACGTGGACGACTGGCGGGAGTTCGCACCACAGGATCTTCAGGCGAGAATTCCGGGTCGGCTGAAGCATGCCACGACACTCCAGGAGAGCTTTGACACGGCAGACTCTGCCACGCTCGGACCGAACTACAGCTGGACGGACCTGACCGGCGACATCGGCGTGGTGAGCAATGCGGCCGAGGCGATCACGAATGATGCGTCCTTCGGTGCTCGGTCGCGGGCAGATAGCGATCTGTCGGGAGCGGATCACTACGCGCAGGCAGTGCTGTTGAATCCCACAGCGAGCACCGCAACGTTCACGGTGTTCTGCCGCAAGGACAGCACGACCACGAAGGACTGGTATCAGGTCGACTGCATTACGGGAGGGACGTGGCGAACGGTCAAGGCGTCTGGCGGCACCTATACCGTGATCGGCACGAACACGACCGGGGAGACCGCCGCGGATAACGACGTGCTGAAGGTAGAGACAGACGGTTCGACGATCCGTCGGTACAGAAACGGTGGCCTGCAGGACGAGACTACCGACGCGACGATCACTGGCAACCTCCGCGGTGGAATCGGCAACTATTGGACAGGCGGAACAAAGCCTCGCATGGACTCTTGGGAGGCGGCTGATTTGACCGGCGGCGGTATCACGATCACGCAACTGCAGGCCCTGAATCGCGGCATCACGCGAGGCATTTACACGAGGTTCTGATGGGCGCGTTTCTGCGAAAATATGGGGCTGGGACAGGTGCCGACATCTATGTCCCAATTATCAAGCGGGACGTGGTCGATTTCGCTGTCGGTGCCGATTGGAGCCCAGCGGCCGGTGACGTCAAGGTCTCAAAGGACGGTGGCGCGGCGGCGAACATCGGAACGCTGCCGACAGCGGTGACGATGGGCAACACCGCTATGTGGAAGTTTGTGCTCGCGGACGCCGAACTGCAGTGTAAGTATCTGTCGATTACCGTCGCGGACTCGGCTACGAAGGCGGTCGAAGACCAGATGCTGGTGGTCGAGACATACGGCAATGCGTCAGCCATGTACCAGGCCGATTTGTCAGCGGCGAATCTGCCGGCGAACACCGTCCAGGTTCTCGGCACGACGCTGACCGAAGGTGCCGGCGGACGCCTGGCCGGCGGCATCGTGAAGTGGTTCAACGTATCCAGCCCCACGGGAACCGTGAACAGCATCCCCGACGCAGTGGCCGGTGCTGCGTCAGGGCTAGCGATCGTCGGGAGTGCGATGACGCTTGCCTCGAGCGCGGTGCAGGCGATCTGGGACGCGGCGACGACTGCTCTGACGGTTGTCGGTTCAATCGGCAAAATGCTCGTCGACAAGCTTGGCAGCGTGTCCGGCCAGGTGGCCTCGCAGACCGAGGTCACTGCGATCCAGAACAACACGCGCGTGGTGCGGAGCGTGCCGCAGATGATCGAGCGTCCGGACAGCGGCACGCAGACATACCGCGTCGAGCTCTTCTTGTACGACGACGTCGGCAACATGGAGGCCCCAGACTCCGCTCCCACGCTCGACCTGGTGGACCAGGGCGGCACGGACCTTGCCGCCCGGCTCGACTCGGCCACGGGGGCGCTCGTCTCCACGGGCCGGTACCGATGGATTTACACCGCCTCGTCGACCGACGACCTGGAGCAGCTCAAATGGACGTTCAGCGTCGTCGAGGGCGGTGCGACGCGTCTCTACGGCAACGATTCGTTGATTGTCGACACAACCGCGGCGGATTTCACTTCCGCCGATCGCACCAAGCTTGACGCCGCCCACGCGGCGATTACGAGCGGAACCCACGGCAACGCGGCGTTGAAAACGCTGATCGACGCGATCGATACGGTCGTCGACGCAATTCTGGCGGATACCGGAACTGACGGTGTGGCGATCTCGAATGCGACGCGGGATGCCATAGCGGGGGCCGTGTGGGACGTGATCTTGGCAAGTCATCTCGGGGCGGGGAGCACCGGAGAGGCTCTCAACGCCGCAGGATCAGCAGGCGACCCATGGACCACAGCGTTGCCTGGCGCATACGGCGCGGGCTCCGCCGGCCACATCATCGGAAATCGGATCGACGCAGCGATCTCGAGCCGCTTGGCCGCTGCCAGCTATACCGCACCGCTCGATGCTGCGGGGACCCGCGCGGCGGTTGGCCTTTCGAGTGCGAACTTGGAAACTCTGCTCGCTACCATCGCAAGTTACATCGACACCGAGATGGCTGCGGCTCTTGCGGCAATCCTGGCCGTGAAGACGAAAACAGACAATCTGCCAGCCAGCCCCGCGGCGGTCGGCTCTGCCATGACGCTGGAAAGCGGCGAGCGGGACTCGATCGCGGAGGCATTGCTGGATCTGACGGATGGAGTCGAAACGTCGCTGACTGTGCGGCAGGCCATGCGGGTCTTCCACGCGGTTCTGGCGGGCGAGATGACGACGAGCATCGTCGGCAGTACGGTGACGATCAACTTCCGCGACAAGGCCGACTCGAAGAATCGGGTGGTTGTGACCTTCGATTCGTCCACCCAACAGCGCACTGCGGTGACGTTCGACCTGACGTAAGGACGAGTCAATGTTCAGGGACGGTTATTTCGGCGTGGCGTACGAAGGCGAGGCGTCGTGCGATTACCCGGCTGAGTCCGATGTTCGGGCCGGAGTCCAATTCGGGAACGGTGTTTATACGGGCCTGATGAGTCAAACGAACGTCATCGTTCTGAGTCGTCCGGGAGTCATTCCCTCGGCCGATTTGATCGCGGGAACGATCACCGTCCGCCGCGGCGACACGCTGCGGACGCAGATTACCGGACTTGGCGACCTGGCCGATGCCGACGAGCTATGGTTCACCGCCAAGCAGGCGACGTCCGATGCCGATTCCGCCGCGGCGGTACAGATTTCCCTTGCTGGACTGCTGGTGATCGACGGCACGGCGGCAGAGACGGCCGCGAACGGTTCCATTACCGTCGATGACGAGGCCGCCGGCGATATTACCGTGTTCCTCGACGAGCTCGAGACGGCGAAACTCGGGGACGACGATAGCCCGCAAGTTCTCTCTCGCACGCTGCAGCTGCCGATCGGCCAATACTTTTACGACATCCAGAAACGCACCGCCGACGGGGATACCACCACGCTGGCCGAGGGGCTGCTGAAGGTTGTCAGCGACGTTACTCGCGGCGGGGTTTCCTAACAAAGTTTGTTGCCCATCGCTTCGGCGATTCTCTCTGGCCCGCGTACTCTTGCGGCATGGCAACGCTTGCGGAGCTCGAGGCAGATCTGACGGAAGTCCAGATCTGCATCAACAAGATCCTGGGATCCAATACGCAGGAGCACTGGACCGGCGGCAGTGATCGCCATCGTTCGCCCGAATTGTCGCGGCTCTTTGAAGAGCGGCGGCGGCTCCGAAGCGAGATCGAGGAAGTCAGTGGCTCTGCCGTCGTGATGTCGAGGATCGCGATTATCGAATGATCAAGAACCCGTTGGCGAAACTCGGCGCCTGGCTCTTCGGGCAACCCCAAGCTGCGGAAGCATTCAAGCTGGCCCAGGTCACGCGCACCAATCAATCATGGCAGCCGCAGCCGATCGCCGGCGATTCCGCGACGCGCGAATCAATTCCGCTCGGCCTGCCGCGGTCGCGCGAGCAATTCAACAACAACCCGCAATACAAATCGGCGAAGGAAAAGCTCGTCGATTTGATCATCGGTCAGGGGATCCAGGCCTTCGCGGAGCCGTTCTCCCCGCTGCTCGATATCGAGGACGCCCAGCTGGACGCCGAGTTGGCGTACGCGTTCGAGGCCGACGCCTGGTTCGAGCGATGGGCCGACGACAAGAGTCAATGCGACGCGGAGGGCAAGCTCTCCTGGTGGGATTTGCAACGCCTGGCGTTCGGCGACGTCCCGATTTCGGGCGACGCGTTCTTGATCCGCGTGAACAAGCGAGGGCCCGGCCGGATCATTCCGCTCTGCTATCAGATAATCGAACGCGAGCAGCTGGACTGCACGAAGGACCGCCCGGCCGGGCCAGGTGTCAACAAGATCGTGCAGGGGATCGAGCTCGACAAATTCGAGCAGCCGATCGCCTATCACATCTTCGACGCCCACCCCGACGACCACTTTTACGCCAGCACCGGCGCTTCGCAGTCACGTCCCGTGCCAGCGGACCGAGTGATTCACGCGTATATCCCTTTCCGTCCGAGCATGAACATCGGGTTCCCCTGGTTCCACGCGCTCGCGCAGACGGCGCGCGATCGCCACTGGCTGGTGGGCTCCGAGCTCACAAAAGCGGCCCTGGGTGCCCTGCTGACGATCATCACGTACACGTCGAAGGGTGGGCAGACAATCAGCCTCGAGGACGGAGAGGACGGGACCGACAGTTTCGGGAACGCAATCGCGAAACTGTCCACCGGCGGAAATGCCCTCGGGCTGAAAACCGGCGACAAGGTTGAGATGTTCAACCCGGAAACGCCATGCCAACAGTTGCCCGGATTCATCGACGTGCTGGACCACGACGCCGCGGCCGGCGCGGGTCTGTCGCATCTACGGTATTCCGGTCGCTGGTCCGGTCTGAGCTACACCGCCGGCCGTGGTGCCCAGCTGGACGACGAGATGCACTGCCGGCCGCTGAAGAACTGGTGGGGCCGAAACGTTGTGTTCCCGGTTCGCAAGACGGTGAACGCGCAGCTGATCGCCGCCGGGAAGCTGAAGACGATCAGCGAGCGGGAGTTTCTCGCCGACGAGTTGCGGTGGCAGACGTTTGTCGCCGTCGGACCTGGTCGGGAGTATCTCGATCCGGAAGGAGAGACGGATTCGGCGGCTGCCAGATTGCGATCAGGGCTCGGCACGCTCCGCGACGAGCACGGGAAGATGGGCAACCACTGGCTGAAGGTCCTGCGGCAGATCCGGCTCGAAGAACGAGTACTCGCGCGTTTCGGGCTGCAACTGGATTTCTCCAAGGGGGGCGGGCAGCAAACCGGGGTCCGCACACCTGGTCAGTCCGCCCAGGAGCGACGACAGCCACAACCCGCGGGGGCCAGCGATGCCTAAAGCGTTGGAGAGAGAGCGTGACTACCGGGCCCGCAACGTCGTGGCCGCAGTGCTCAACGAGGTGTGGGCGATCGAGCCCCGCAAGCTCGAACAGATCGTGGCGTTCCTCGAGATGCGGGCGGACGGGATCACGCTGTCCGAGGAGGAGATTCGCGCTTCGATGGCCCTGCGGGCTCGGTCGAGTTTCGACGATTTCGTTCAGCCGTTGGACCGGGCAGACGGTCGGATGATCTCCGACGGCGTGGAGGTACTGGGGCTATACGACACGCTGGGGCCCCGCCTGAACCTGATGATGGAGTTCTCCGGCGGAACCTCCACGCAAAAGTTCGGCCAGGCACTGGACCGGGCGATCGCGGACCCCGACGTCCATGCCGTGCTGATCGAAGTGGACTCCCCGGGCGGTGTCACGACAGGCACCGAGGAGTTGCGGCAGAAACTCTTGGCCGCGCGGGACAGGAAGCCCGTGGTCGCGGTCGCTCGCGGGATGATGGCGAGCGCTGCCTATTACATCGGCTCGGCGGCCAGCCAGGTCGTCGCGACACCCAGCACCGAAGTCGGCTCGATCGGCGTCTACATGATCACACGCGACGTCACGAAGGCCGCGGAGCAGCAAGGCGTCAAGTTCCACGTTTTCCGTGCCGGCGATCTGAAGGCCTCGGGCAATCCCTACGAGGCACTGAGCGAGGCCCGGATGAAGGCGGTGCAGGCCCGCGTGGACGGTCCGTACACGATGTTCCTGTCGGCCGTGTCCGAGAACCGAGGCATTTCCGTCGACAAGGTCAAGCAAGACTACGGGCAGGGGACCGTCTTTTTGGCCGACGAGGCCCTCCGCCGCGGAATGATCGACCGCGTCGCATCGATCGCGGAAGTCTTCGACGAGCTGCGGCGGCAGAACCGCGTGCAGCCGCCGGCGGGTACCAGTTCGCAAGCCCATGCAATCAATCCACCGTGCAACGTACGAGCGGCCGAAACCGCAACACCTTCTCAACAGGAGACGTCTCTTATGAATCCTCGAATCAAGGCCGCTCTTTACGCGATGGGGCTCATCGAAGCGGTCGACGCGGCAGACAACTTGTGCCAGGCGGCCCTGGGCGGATTCTTCCGCGGCCAGGTGCCGAAGGGCGACGACGAGATCTTGCGGGGGCTGACGGCCGGGGTGCAAGCGGCGAACACGCCGGCAGCGAGCTCGGCAGCTGCATCCCCGCCGGCCAATCAAGGTGCGGCGTCCGCCCAGGCGGCCCGTGATCAGGAGCTGGCGGAGGCCCGGACGGCGGAACGGGAGCGGATCTCGGCTATCCACGCCCGCGCCGCCCTGCTGAACCGGACCGGCTTTGCCGTGAGTGGAGACGCGGTCACCAAGGCGATCGCGGATGGCATCTCCGCCGCCGAGGCTGCTGACCGGTGGCTGCAGGCTTGGCAGCCGACCCAAGCGACGGGGGGCACCGAGAATCCGCTCGGTCGGGTTTCGGCGATTGGGTCTGAGGTCGATCAGTTTGTGGCCGCCGCCTCGGACGGCCTGGTGATCCGCGGATCTCGCCAAGGGGCGTTTTCACTGCCGACCGGATTCACGCCCGGCCCGGGCGCGGAACAGGCCTCCCGCATGACCGCCATGGATATTGCCCGCCGGGACCTGCAGCTGTCCGGTCAGCGATTCGATCCGCACGCGGACGCGGAGTCGATCGCGGCTCAGTGGCTGCGGATGCACAGCGAGTTTCGGATCTATGCCGTCGAGGGCGGCGTGACCGGGGCGAGCTATCCGAACTTGCTGTCGGCGTTTATGGCGAAGTCGCTCGATACGTCGATCATGCTGCGGGAAACAACCTTCCGCCGCTGGATGGCGCAACACCCCAGCGTTCCGGACTTCAACCCGCGGCTCGTGGTGGGTCAGAGCGATGCCGGTTATCTGCCGGAGATCGCCGGTGATCGCGACGAGGCACCGGAGGGAAGCACGGCCGAGGAAGCGATGGCTTGGTTCCAGGTGCATCGCCGCGGCAAGTCGCTGGTGCTGACGCCCTACATGATCACCCAGGACCAGCTGGGGGCGTTCGCCAATTCGTTCGGGCTGCTTCAGTTGGCCCAGGATCGCACGATTGACCAGATGGGCATCGATCTGCTGATCGCCAATCCAACGCTGCTTGACGGTGGCGCGCTGTTCAACACGACCGCCGTCACAAGTGCGGGAGGACACGCCAACCTGTCGGCGAGCGGGGCGGCGCCCAGTGCGGCACGGGCGAAGGCGAATCGTCTGCTGATGCGGGCCCAGCCCGGCATTGGATCGACTGAGGCCGGCGAGCTCGAGCCGAGCATTGTTCTGGTGCCGGACGAGCTCGAGGAAGCCGCGAAGCAGACGTTCTACACGACCGCGCGGCTGAACGAGGTCGTGATGAAGTCGACGGATACGTCGATCAACATCTACCGCGGGACGATTGCGGACATCATTTCCAGTGCGCGGCTCAGCGCGGCGAGCGCCGTGGCGTGGTACGAGTTCACGAGCCTGGCGATGGCACCGCTCAAGTACGTCTATCAAACCGGCTATGAGAACGGCCGGCGGGACAGCTGGTGGGATCCCAAGACCCAATGCCGCTATTTCCGGCATGAGACCCGCGTAGCGGTCTTCGTGGCCGGCTGGCGTGGAGCAGTGAAAGACCCCGGCCAGTAATCCTCGGTCGGATGGTTTGTTCGTTCACAATTCAATCACAATCCAATATCAATCGAGGAAGCCATGGGTCAGAACAAGATCGTCACGACCGTGTTCCATTTTCTCGGGGGGGCAGTCCTCCCGGCGACGACCGCGGAGGGCTACGGCCTGGTCAAGAAATTGACCGGCGATGCCACGATCGCGAAATCCGCGGGTGCGGCAGTCCTGGCGCTCGCGGCGACGAACGAGGCGGAGAATGCCTGCCTCTACGCCGACGACAACCTGGGATTCGATATCGACGACATCCTGCAGTTTCGCGCGTGGCTCAAGGCCTCCGTCGCCATCGGCACGGCGGCCAAGTGGCGATGCGGACTGGCGGCGGCTCGCAACGACGATCCGGACGCGATCACCGCCTCGGTGCTCTTCGGTGGTGCGACGTCCGGCGTGATCAGTGCCGAGAGCGATGACGGCACGAACGAAACGGCCGCGACGTCGACGGGGATCGTGCTGGGATCGACGTACAAGAAGCTCGTGATCGATTTCAGCAAGGGATTTCATTCGCAGTCGCCGCCAAGTCTCTCCTACGCCGGCAAGTATGCCGTGCAGTTTTTCGCCGAGAATTCGGCGGGGCTGCTGCAGCGAGTCTGCGAGTCCACCCGGTTCAACATGGGGACCTACTCGTCGGGATTGCAGCCGTTCGTGCAGCTCCAGAAAACGTCCTCCACGGACGTCGGGACCATCCAAGTTGCACGCATCGAGATCGATCATCGCGTGCTGGCGTAGTCTCGCCGCTGTGAGGGGGCGGCGGTACCGCTCGGCCGCCGCCCCCAGCTTTTGTCGAGCGGGCTGGTCGCTGCCATGACGTATTCCTTTGCCGATCTCCGCAAGGACGTGCTGAAGAACGTCACAACCAGCACGGAGTATTTCGGAGAAGCCGTGGCCTACAAGCTGCATGGCGACGACCAGGCGAGGCTCATTGAGATTCACTGCAAACATTCGCAACGGTTCATCTTCGATGCCGAAGGGAACGAAACGGTCGTCGAGGAGGTCACCGCCACGATTGATCGCGACGATCTGCCGCGGGAGCCGCGCGCCGGAGATCTGATTTACCGCGGGAACGATTCGATTGGGTACCTGTACGCGTACGGCGGCGGGGACCAGCCGCACTACTGGCGGCGGGTCTTCGAACGGCGGCGTCGGTTGAGCCAAGGATAGACCAGGTGAGTCGATGCTTTCGGATAGCCTGCTGGGACTGGAAGAGCTCATTGCGAGGACCCCCGGTCTGCTCGCACGGCTCAGCATAGCGAGCTACGTCCAGCTGAAGGCGCAGCGGATTCTCTTCGACTACTTCGACAGCGAGGACGAAGACCAGGCTGATTTGCTCCGTCCCTTCTTCGTCCTCGAGGAAGCGGATCTCCAGTATCAGCTGATCAACGAGCAGGAGCTGATCGGGCTTTGCGCGATCGACATGACCTACACCGAGGCCGTCAACGATCCCGATGATCACAAGGGCTCGAAACTGCACTTTTTGGATTTCGTCGGCGACATGATCCAGTCGATCGCCGATCGGCAGAATAAGCCGATCGCCGGCCAGGACGTCACCACGTATATCGCAATCAGCTCGATTCAGCAGATCCAAAAGGCCGTCCGCACTCCCAAGGTTCAGCGAGATGCGGACCGTCCGGCAACCGACAACTGGTGGTGTAAATACCGATTCCACATCGGCGACCTGCGGGGGGCCGGCTGATGCGCCTGTACTTCGAGGTCACCGATCAACGCCCGCCCGACGTGTCGATCCGCCGCTGGCGGACGTTCAATCGTGATGCGATGGCCGAAGTGGGCAATCTGTACGACGACGTGTTCAAAATGCGGCACTTCGAACCAGGCGCCTCGAGCCGCTACGGCTACCGACCCCGCACCCCGGCGCACATCGCCCGCAAGGCCAAAGCGGTCGCCCGCAACAGTTTCACGGTTTCCCCAGATGCCAATCGGGACCTGATCTTCAGCGGTGCGCTCCGCAAGGCCGTGAAGATGAAGCATCTCCCCCGGGCATTCCCGACGCGAGTCACGGTGAACATGCCGACGCCGAGCTACGCGCAGATGAAACCGCGACGCCCGAATATGCCGAATCTCGGCGACGAGATCGTCCGCGTCACGAATGACGAAATGGGCGAGATGGAGCGGGCCTACAAGGCCTCGCTCGAGCACGATCTGAACAGCTACCGCGAACCTAAGACCACGCGGATCGGATAATCCACGCGAAAGGACTGACCATGGCGAATCTCTTCTATCCGCACGGTGCCTACCTGCTCGGAGCCACGTTTCTCGGCCAGGCGGACGACCTGCAGGCCGACATCAACCCGGAAGAACTGGTGAGCCACGCCACGGGCGACCCGATGCCGGGTTTCACCGGCGCGAAGAAAACGGAGCCTGAATTCCGCATCGACACGATGGACCTGTCGACAGTGTTCACGCTCGTCGCCGGTGGCGACGAGGCCCTCGTGCGATCGCTGGCCGCCGGCAATGCCGACCTGATGTTCCGCCAATCGAAGAATCAATCCACGCGCGAAGCCGTGGGAGCATCCGAGCACGTCATCTACCGAATGATTCAGTCGGCAATGTTGTTCTGGGACTCGTTCGAAGTGAGTCAGGACGGCGAGGCCAAGGTGAACACGCGGATCGTCGCGACGTACGCGGCCGGCCAGCCGACGCTGACCCTGCTGAACTCGCAGACGATCCCGGCCGCACCCGCGATCACGAAGCTGTATACCGTCGGCAAGGTCGTGATCAACGGCACGACGCTGAACCGGATCAAGAAGATCAGCTGGAACAACGGCGTGAACGTCGAGAAGGAGCCGGCCGACGGCGAGGCCCAGGCGAGCCACGTGTGTATCGGCAAGGCAAAGCCCGTGGTTCAAGTGGATACCCAGGAACTCGAGCAGATCCAGGCGTTCGGCTCCGAGGGCTATGCCCTGAACGGCACGACGGGCCTGGTCGTGTACCTTCGCCGCCGACAGCAGGGAAAGATCAACTACCCGGACAACTCGGCGGTGCATATCAAGCTGCAGGCCACGACGGGAGCCGTGTTCTGGTCGCGGACCAGCGGGGAAAAGGCGATTGGGCAGGTGAACATCGGACTGCAGCGACCGAGCAACGGAGGGGCGGTGTGGGCGATCACGCAGGATGTCGTGATTCCTTAGTCCCGACCGGTCACTCCTCTGGCGAGCGAAGGACAAGAAATCTCCTGCAGGAGCAACGCGAGCGATCATGGCGAGCTTTTTGTATTTCCTTCCCGGCGTCGAGCCGCAGCAGCTGGTCCGCAACGGACGGATCGAGAACGCGGAGCTGCGACGCTGGGGTCTATCCGGGGTTCTCGCAGACTGTTTCGATTCCCCCGAGCACATCGCCCTCACGAAGTTGGACAGCGGCGGCCCAGGCAAGGCTTCTGGTCTGGTGCTGGCGGTGCATCCGGGAGACCGTGCCGGGAAGATCCCGCTCGTGCCGAGCTTTCACGCGGAATCGCAGGATTGGGCCCGAATCGGTAAGGGCGAGGCGGTGCCGTGGATTGGCTGGGAACGGGAGAATCCCCCGGTGCCCGAAGATCTCGTCCGCCGGGACCTGGTGGCAGGCTATCGCTGGGTCGATCACTTCGGTCGATCCTGGCTGATGCCGGTCGTTCGCGGTCGGATCAATCAGTACGGGCAACTGCCGGTCGATTACGAATGGTCGCCGGATGCCCCCGAACCTGGTCAAATCCTCCGATCGGAATTCGTGCAGCTGTGGAACGACTCGGCCAAGATCTGGGACCATCTCTACACCGAGGGGTTCAGCTGCCCGGAGCCGTTCGTGGCGGGGTTTGTGGCCAGGTGCTTCGCGATTAACTACCGCGTGGGAGGCCGCGAGCTCGATGTGTTGCGACGCATGGGGCGGCCCGTGTTCGATCGACGCACCTCCGAAACCTGGGCGGGCCTCGCGTGCGACGTGCCGGCGGTCCTCGAGTACGCGCGTCAAAAAAAAATGACCGTCTCCCGGGCGGCTGTCGCTGGGATCTGCTCTTCAGCTGGCGATCCGGCCGGTACGCAGCCTTTCAGCCCAGTCGCGGGGAACTCCGAGTCCTGAGCTTGATCGATAACCACTACGAGCCGCCGGTGAATGTCACCCAGGTGCAGGTGACCCGCGGCTGACGGATCGAGGTTGACTGTGGCCGTTGTCTTCAAAGCTGACTCCGATTTCTCAAAGGTCCTCAAGGACTATGAGCGCATGCAAAGCCGCGTCGTGCAGCTCGAGCAGAAGCTGCGCGACGTCACCAAGGAGGCGAAGTACCAGGAGGGCGGTTTCAAGGCAACCTTCGAAGGCGGGATGAGCCAACTGAAGACGATGATCGGGGGCTATGCGTCGCTGCAGGGCGCGATCTCCCTGGTCAATCAGGGGCTCGCCGAGCAGAAACGAATCAGCGAGGAAATCCACCGCGTCCAGATGACCGCCGCCGACGCCCAGGCGGAGATCGTCAAGAATATGGGCGCGGTCAGCACGGAGCAGGCGACCGCCTTCATCAAGGACGTCGAGCAGATCAGCAAGCGCGTCGGCATGCCCTCGGTGGCTCCCGTGTACGAAGCGGCCGCGCAGACGTTGTCCGCGGTGGGCGACGAAACGCTGACGAAAAACATCCTCGAGAAGTCCTTGCCGTTCTTCAAGTCCAAGCCGGAGGAACTGGCACCGTTCGCCGGAGCGGTCGGCGACCTTGCCAAGATTGCTGGGGCCCAGTCACCGGAAGAGATTGACCAGCTGGTCTCTCTGGTACTCTCGTCGCAAAAGTACTCCCGCGGGGCCACGCTCGAGGCGTTCGGCAACGTCGCGCCTGCCGTTGCCGCCGTGTCGGCCGTCGACACCGGAAAAGATCGCATTCGGTCGATCACCGAAGGTCTGGCGATGACGTCCGCGATCAGCTCCGCGATTGCGGATCCGGACATGGCACTCACCAAGACGGCCACGGCCGAGGTCGCGACCGCATTGGCCGAGCTGCTGCCCGAAAAGGACGTTCTGGACGCCTCGGGAGAAGTCAAACGCAAGGGCACGGGACTTTCCACGATGCGGGACCGCCTGAAGGCCGTTCAGGCGGACCAGGATCTGCAACGCCGATTCTTCGAGACGGGCGAAGGCTTCCAGATGGCCAGCTTTCGCGGGCCCATCGCCCCGGTGATCAAGTCGCTGGTGTCCGATCCGGATTCCCCCATCGCGAAATCGCTTAACGAGGCGTTCGCTGGCATTGAGTCGGACCCGCGCGTGGCCCAGCAGATTCGGGCCAATCTCGAAGGGGCGACGCCGCAGTTGGAGATGGCGAAAATCGAGCGGTCCGCAAAGTCGCGTCTCGAAGCGTTTCAGCTCGGCACCGACCTGGGACGAGAAGCCCAGGCTGCCGGCATCGCGGAAAAGTCGCTCGAGCAGACGCGGCTCGAACCGCTCGGGATGGGCTTCCTGGGAGACAAGGCTCGGATGGCAGCCCTATCCATCGATCCGCGGGGAAAAGTGGAGTCCTCGCTCGACCTGCTCCGCCAAAAAGAAAGCGAGATTCTCCGGCCACTGCCGGACTACCTGGCCGCCGGGCTCGGTCCGGTGGGGCCCCTGATGAACCGGCTACTTCCCGCTTCGGAGGATGGGCTCTCTGCGGAGCGGAAAGAGCAGCTGCAGCTGATTCGCGATCAGATCAAGATTCTCGAAGAGATCCGCGACGCCCAGCAGCGGACGCAGGCGGGGGCAGGGGCGGC